CCTTCAACAATACGCTTGACATCAGTGCCCACATCATAAATCTCTACATCATAAACACATTCCAGTTCTTCACCGCTAAACACCAGTTCTGCTGTGTCTTCTGGTAGGATTGTCATTGTGATCCGCCCCAATGGAACAGATATATCAAATGATGGGTTCAAAAGGATTGTTGAACTATCGTATGATTTGCGTACTTGACCACGAACATCATAGTTTGTTAAGTCAAATATCAATGTTTGGTCAGTGCGCAACAGGAAATCCCACTGGAATAGGCTGCCTTGGTCCACTGTCAGGTTTTGATGTAAAGCCATCTTGGAACTCCTTTATTTCTCACAATACCTTATTTATCAAAGTTGCTCTCTTCTTGCTTTGGACTCCGCTACCAGGTCAGCGTCATCCACCAACTTTTGTCCATTCAATAGCAACACTTCATTGGTTTGGTCATAATTGCTGGTTATACAATGACCAACCAACTCATCTGTTTCTGCATTCAAAATCGCATATTCGTGTAAAGTTGTCATTATTTCTTCATCCCTATAATAGACACAATTGTTGATAAAATCTGGGTTTGGTCTGACCCAGTAAATGCTGGTGTGATATATGTGCTGGTATCTAACCCATACCACCTTACATAATGCCACCCTTGAATAGTAACACGGAAATTGGTTGCTGTGTAGTTGCCTGTTGGAATAACAAATGACCTGTTAACTTTACGACGCAACCCATATACACTGGGTTGGTTCAACCAATCTCTGATAGGACCGTAATAATCCCCCGCAGCACCACCCCTGCCTTGTAATGGACCTGACATCCATCTGGTACCACTATTAACTGTCGCAACTTGATATAGGTTCATCTTTGTAGTACCGACAACAACATCTTCTTGTGTATACCACGGCATTTCTACCCAAGTACTTCCGTTATAATATTGGAACGACACCTTGAACACCAGATGTGCATCAACTTCAAAATCTTGGGTTGGCATTGTACCAATCACCTTATCCAGCCCATCTCCTTCTGTCTGGTATTCCACTGTTAAATCAACCAATGTTTGCGGTGAGTTCGCTGATGTGAATGTCTGTTGTGCTATCGTGGTCAAAACATTACTATCATTCTTTGGTAGATATGACACTGTTGTGTTTTCGTATGCAACAAAATCACTTACAGCGTGATCACCGATTTTCAGTGTAGTTACCTGCAAATCACCGATTTTTGCTGTGCTAATCAACGCATCTTGTATCTGTGCTTGTGTTGTAATAACAGCAACATCAGTACGCAAATTGCCTGATGTAATCGTGTTGGCAGCAATCTCTGTTGCTGTAATAGCACCGTCCTGAATATGAACACCGTTTATCAACCCATTGGTAATCTGCAACCCATTCGTGATAACAGCCTGGTCTACAACCAGTTTATTGCCTGTAATCGTGTTGGCAGCAATCTCATTCGCTGTAATAGACCCAGCAACAATCTGGCTGGCACCCACTGTTTGTGCTAATATCTTATTGCCATCAATATAGGCATCACCATTCGCACTATTCAGTGTCTTACCGCCGTAGTATGTGGCTAAAATTGCTTTACCAACTCCAACAGCATACAGTATGTTGGTTGTAGTCAATATTTCATTGGCTGTCCAATCATAATACAAGTATAGTGCTGTACCAGTCCAGGCAGCATTACCTGCTGGGCAACTCTTTGTTTCACCCGTGCTGGTCTTAACAACTGCACTGGCTGTCCAACTAACACTATTTGGTGCTGGATCATTTGGCTTGAACAACAGTGTAAAGAACTTATAGCCTTCTGCACTGTCAATCACCTCTTGTGCTTGTGTAACCGTTGTCGTCTGTGCTGTCGCCCATACCACATCACCAATAGCATCCCCATACATATCGTATGTACCAACACGAACAATAACTTCTGGGTCATAATACCCAATGTCAATCCGTGGGTTTGGTCCCTTATAAACGATATCTCCTGCCGTTGGTGTAGCACCAGGAACGGTTACTTCTGCAACATAATAACCAGCAATATCAGTAGCGCCAGCAACAGGCTCAACAATCACGGTATAGTATTGATATCCACCAACCAAAGTATATGTTGGTGCTGATGGTACTGGATTGGTAAAGGTTGCTGTAATAGATGTAGATGTGCGATTCAAACTATCTTTGTTGAACAATCTCACCTTTACATTACGGCGGGGTGTTGTACCTGCGTCCGTCAAGTTGTCATCAAAATAATATGTGTATTCAGTATTTGTTGTGCTATCACTGCGTATAACAGTATTTGTGCCAACATCCACCAGTTCTATATAATATTCCTTGAATACACTTTCACCTGTATTGTAGTTTGGATTTGCTGTATCTTGCTGCCAAGTGAATACCAGGTCCTTACCATTCCATACTGTACCACCGCCCTTTACTTGTAGGTTCAATGGTGCTGGCAACGAACTAATACCACCAGACAAATCATTGTAAAATGACGATATACTTACAGGAGATTTCACATCACTAATATTGACTGCTGTAACGAATACTTCATATGTCCCAGCAGACACATTGGGTATAACGAACTCTTTGTATGATGTTACAACATTATTGGTAACTTCTTTGCCATCTCTGCGGTATGACACATAATACACACTGACATATTGCTCATCAACAATAGACCAGTTGATGCGTAGATTTACAACCCGACGACCATAACTATCAGTTCCTGTTTCTCTTTTCCAGGCTATGTCTGTTGGTGATGGGCAGTAGTTGAATACCTTGGTAATAGGTATCCACTCATCTGGGTTGGTAATCTGGTCAATCTCTGTATATTTCTGTGGGGTGTATGCTAACGCCGTCACTTCAAATTCAGTTCCACCTTGCTCACTAACAGCATATATGCGGTATAAACTGCCTTCAATATCTGTTGATGTCATAACCCAACTGCGCCCAGTTTGTGGGGCAGTTGTATCCAATGTCCCTGTACCATTATTGGTCAAGTTTATAACATCACCACCTGGTGTCGCACTCAACTGGAATGTATTTGTCTGTGGGTTCTTTACATAATATGTTGTATTGGTTGTAATCCCTGTTGTAGTGACTATCGTCTTGAACTTCAAAGGATATCCTGTTACATAACCGTGGTTGGCGTATGTAACGGTATCCCCAGTTCCTTGGAATGTAACTGCTGGGTCAACCCAAGTGAGTGTTGTATATTCACCTGGTGTATTTGCTACTTGTCGTGATATAATAGTAATGCCATCAACATCTACCCAATCAACAGTATATGTTTGACCACTCACCAAATCCACTTCTCTATCCAGTGTGATGCTATTCTTTGTCCCACTAACGGTTCTGCCACCAAATGGAACTCCCATCATCTCTTCATCAACAATCTTGATAACAGCGCCTGGCTGAATGCGGGTAGCAAGGTTCAATCCACACTTGAACTTTACAGTATCCGTTGTGTTGATATCTGTGTATAGTGTCCAAAGCCCCAATCTGCGGGCTTGCCCTTGTGTTGTAGCGCCGTATGCTACAATATCCTTGACATTGTATCCATATCTGCTAATACCATCTGTGTCTTCAACTGTGATAGTTGCTGGATTATAACGGTCATCTTTGTTGTTATATGTAACTTGGATAACTGGGTGGCGCTGTTGTAGTGATGTTGATGCGTATTCAAACATCCCGTCAATAACATCACTCTTATTGACAATCAACGACACTGGTTCAGGACGGTCTTGAATCAACTGGATTTGTCCACCACCATAATATACAACAGAACGGCAACTTGATGCCACTGCCTGTATCAACTTCCACGCTTCTTGTCTGGTATTGATAACTGCGTTGAATGTAAATCGTGGCTCTTGTCCGCCATCGCCATTGCTAACTAACTGGTCATTGTATCGCCCAGCATCGTAAAACGACCATTTGTTTACCATTGAATCTTCAATAAACAAACCAAGCCCATATCTATCACTGGTCAATAAATCATATACAATCCACGCTGGGTTGTCTGTCCAAGATGTTTTGAACTGCCCATTCCAATCTCCTGTATATGTGTGGCTAAACGCATTATAGTTTGTTGGTACCTTACACTTGATGCCATCAATCAAATAGGAACGGGTTGGAACCTCACCGCCTGTGGATTGGGCATCAATCTTCAACCCTATGTATGCTGTGTTGTTGTACGGTAGTTTGATATCGTTGATGGCTGTATATCTTGACCAAGTCGTCTTGCTACTATACGCACTGTTTGGGTCATTTCCACTAAGCCGAACAACTCTAAACTGCCATTTTGACCCACCAGTTACAGGGGTTTCAATACGATGTGACTCTTCATATGGCTCCATTGCTTTACCACTAATAGTGCGGGTCTTTACACGGGTCCAAACTCCACCTATTGGTCTGGTCTCAAACGCAACAGTGACACTATATCCCAACAAGTCGCCATTCTCTTTGTTTTGGTACCAAAGCCCTTGTGGTAATAGGATTGTAATACGAACAGCATCAATACCATCAACTAATGTTTCTCTTTGTACTGGAACACCATAGTTTACTTCAACATTGACTGACACTTCTGTTTCTGTTGATGGAAACCCTGGCATTGGTGTTTGATTTGGTGTACCGTATTCAGTATCCCATTCAACCAAACGAAAGTTGTATGTATTATCAGTGTTTTGTAGTGGTGTACCATCAAAATAGATGCTCTTTGCTCCATTTACCAGCCCTTCAATCTCACCTTCACTCAACACTTCGACAACACGGGCTACCGCATTGGATGATAATGTGTTTGCTGCTTCAACAGGGATTCTTGTCTTGGATTTCTTTTTCTTACCACCAGCACCCGTAATAAACTTTGTCATATGTACCTGTCCTTATAGTCGTTCTGCGCTTACACCAGCGCTAATAACTGTGCTACCCACTTCATGTCTTCCATATACCAACGGCACTGGTCCACCAGCAGCCATCACATTTACTGGTCCATTAAACAAGAATGATGGTCTGTCTGCCGCCCCCTCTGCTGCGGTATAATCACCAACTTCTGGTGTTGGGGCTAACATACCAGCAATCCCACTCAATGCCATACTCAACCCAAACATAGCAATATTACCAAATGTAATACCAGCACCTCCAATGCTAAATGCTGTGGCACCTAATCCACCAGCAGCAGGGGCAGCCCAGAATGCTACCGCAATAATAGCGACACCCAAGATAACACCCCAAAAACTATCCCCACCAGCACCTTGAATGCGTGGGAATATGTGGATTTCTTTTGCTGTTTCACCAAACATCATTCCAACTTCTTCTGGCTTCATATCGTTATTGTTTTCAACAGCACCCTTCAATATATGCCACTCACCAGCGACAAAGTCATTGTAAAACCCAGGAAAGTTGCTATTCAATCCAAAAACAACATTGGTCAAATCATCAGCATCTAACTCTATGCTATCAGTATATTCAGTAGCCAATCTACCGTGTAAAACAATCCGTCTCAACATTATACTTTCTCCGCTAAACGCAATACTTTGGTAATCTGTCTATCCCACTTACTTAATGTCTCACTAAAACTCAATCTACGAACCAAATGGTGTAAAACCTTATCATCACCCAAGTAAATACCAATATGGTTTATCTTTCTATGCCCAATGCTGAATAACACAAGGTCGTCTTTTTGTATTTCACTGCGGGGGACTTCAACGAACCCCTTTTCACTGAACTTTTCTTCAAATAGGTTTTCAGTTTCATACCAGTCCCAAAACCGTGGTTCTGCTGGTATTTCATACCCAAGTTCTCTGCGGTAGTAATCACGGGCTAACTCTAAACAGTCGTTCACATTGTATATAAACTCACGCCCTTCATATGGCTCACCTCTATCCTTACCAAACCACAATATAGCGCTAACACTTTCACCTTCTGTCGCACTAATCCCCCACCACAATCCTGTGTTGTGTTGGGCTATCATATCTGCTTTACTTGGTATGCGTGGGTCTATCACTTCTGGGCTGTCTATTGAACAAATATGGCTGTGTAGTATCGCTTCCATTTTGTCTTTGTGTTGCCAATACTGCACAGGGTCAATGGTAAAGGTATGGGCTGGGTCTTCCGCTACATTGTCCATAAAAATGACCTTACCTTCTACAACGATAGCGCAAGCCTCATTTGGATAACATTCCAACACATATTGATTCCACTTGTCAATCTCTTCTGGTCCAATCAAACTATTCACTATTATGCTCCCCAACGCACTTTGGCTACACCTGGGAATCCATTTTCGGGGAGAACCTGGCGTAATGGCAGTTGAACCCCACTTCTTTCAACTGAACTCATTAAGTTCCATTCAATCATATTCTTGTTGTGTGTTGTTTTTTGGTCTATGTAAAAGATATCTTTTGGAAAATGCTGTAATGGGTCAGCATCTGGTTGTCCATCAAGGAAGTTCATAAATGTACGAATGCGAACAACCCGTGCTCCAACCAGGTCTCCCATACTATTCACTGCTGCTTGTAAAAACTTTGATGTGTTGCTGATGCTAATCTTTGGTTTGGCTGGTGCCCCATCAAATGTATAATCCCAACCTGATGCTTGTATTGGGAATGGGGTATATACACGATTACCAAACCTCACATAATCTTCTGGTTGTCCAGTATGTGGTCCAACATATTTTGTCATTGGGGTGAAGTAATACACCTGACCATTCACTGGGTCGCATAGCGTTGTATCCAGTTCAAATAATTCAATCAGGGGATATGTGCTTGATTTCAGTGCTTCTTTTTCAACTGTTGATGCCATTGTGAGTTCCTATCAGTTCAGGTCGTATACCTGCAAAATCCCAAAAGACACGGACCAAATATTGCCACTGCGTTGGCTAAACTTGACATCACCGTCTAATATCCATTTCAATGATGTATTTATTCCTGGTGGCTGCCAAGTAAAATATTGACCATCACCAACAGTATCCACGAATGTCTGGATCGTTGTAAAGTCATTCACATCAATATTGTCATATACAATGCTCCATTTGCGTTTGGTGTAGTTGATGCCGTCAGGAACCCGCTGGCTATATCCATCTCCAAACTTTGCTTCGTTCCATTTAAATGATGTGCTACCAGCACTTGCTTGACTAATCTTATTTGTCAATGGTAATGTTTGCGGCATTATAGTGTCTCCCTATCAAAATGCTTTCAGTGGGTATGGGTTCAACGCATTGCCAGTCCGCATTTGACCAAAGATTTCACTTTGAACCAAACCACGCATTGCTCTGTCAATCCCTTCTTGTGCTGCTTTACTAATGGCTGGGGCATCTTCTGCTTTTGCTTGACCAATATTGACATTGATTGTGCCAACATTTACTCCGCCACCACCACCGCCACTAATACCCAAACGACCATTGGCATCACGGCGTAGTGGTACGATTGCTTCTGCTCCACTTTCACCTGCTAAACCAATATTACCATTTGCCATTGGAAAATATGTTGGGCTGTTTATCAACCCGTTTGCGAATGCTTGGGGGGCGCCATTACGAAATACATCACCGTCAGCAAACAAACTGCTAAACCAACTTGTGATGCCAGCGGTTAAAGGCTTGAATATAGACTGGTATGCTAACAGTTTTGCCAGTTCCATAATCATATTGCGTACCATATCTCTAACATTCATTGTGGAACCTGCTGTCCATTCAATGAAGGCATCACTCATACGCTGTCCATACCCTTCTGCTGCTTGGACTAAATCTTTCATCAACTCACTTTGGTCGTCTTTCACCAATTTGGTGGTGTCATTCAAGTCCAATAGTTTTTCATCCAACTTCAACAATACCTCCACCCAACGGTCAGCATACTGTGGGAACTGGGCTGCTAATGTTTCAACTTCTGCTATTTGTGCTTTGACTTCAAGGGTAGCATCACCATACTTCAACCAGGCTTCAACCTTGCGCTGGATATCTTGTAATTCTTCATCATTGGCGTCTTTGGTTTCTGTGCGAAGTTTTGCATTCTTTGTAATCAGGTCTTGATAAAACTTGCCCATCTGCTCAAATAGTTTGGTTCGCTGTGCCATCAACATTTCTGCGTCTGGGTCGCCACCAGCAATCGCAGCATTGAGACGAATAATTTCCTCTTTGATCTTCAACATTGGGTCAAGGACATATGGCAGCCCTTGTTTATACTTTGTCCACAAATCTTCTGTTTCTTTCAGTTCTTTCTTTGTGGTCTCTTTCAACTTCTTCGGGGTATCTTCTAACGCTGGTAATGCGTTTCTCTTGACATCCTCACCAGTTTTTTTGGCGGTCTCAACAACTTGGGCACCACCCTCACTCCAAATCTTGTTGAAGTCCTTCATTGCTGCTGTACCAACATCGCCCCATTGAACCCAACCTTCTTTGTATCTCTCCCAAGCATTACCAAATTGACCATCCAAAATCAAATCTTGAACTTCCAGCGCAGTAATCATTGACTTTTGTAGTGCAGATATCACAGCACCAACACCGACTACAATGCTCCCCAATGACTTCAAGGCAGCACCTAATACAGCAGCCATAGTACTCATCGCATTACCACTATTGACTGTATCCAATAACACTTCACTCAAATTGTTTATTGTCGGTAATAGTCCAGCAGCAAGTTGTTGCCCCATCCCACCAGCGGCACCCTTCATTCTGTCTATACTATCGTTGAACTGCCCTGCGGCTGCCGCTGTATCTTTACTAATAATCAAACCAAACCGCAATGCTTCTTTGTTGAGTTCTTCAATCCCTTCACGACCTTCACTCAAATATGGAACCAATGCAGGTCCAACTTGCTTACCAAATATTTCAGCAGCAATTGCTGATTTGCTGGCATTATCTTCCAATCCAGTAAACGCATCGGCGATGTCCAAAAATACATCTTCGGTTGAACGCATCTTACCACCGGCATCTGTAACCTTCACGCCTAATCGTTCAAAGGTTTCTGTTGCTGCCTTGCCGCCGGTATAAACATCGTCCATCTTGCTATTCAGTTTTGTAATCGCCCCAGCAAGTTCCTCTTGTGCCACACCCGCAAATTTTGCCCCGTATGCCCAGCCTGACAGCGCTTCGGTACTAATCAACAACCTCTGCGACAGTTCATCAACAGCGTCAGCATTATCGATAGCATTCTTTGTCATCACGGCTAATGTACCGATGACAGCAGTAATACCGATGCCAAGCGCTGTGCCTATTTTGGATGCTTTTGCCGCTGTATCTTCACTGACATCACCCAAATCCTTTACGGCTTTGCTGGCGCCAGTTACTTCTCCATACGCTGCTTTTACCACTATTTCTGCGACCGTAGCCATTTATTACTCCTTCCTTTGTATTTCCATCATCTTTTCAATGTACGCTTGGTCCATTCGTTTCAGTGCCCACAACTCCCATTCATATAAATGGTCCGTTGTCAATTCCAAATATGCTTGTATTTCCTGGTACGAAATGGGCTTCAATTCGGTTTTGAACCGCATAAAACCCTCTTTGTATATTGACCAAACCTTTGTCATTTCTCTGGGGAACTCACAAGGCGGAATGAGTTCTGGGGGCTGTTCTCCTGTTTGCTTTGCGACAAACTCTAACTGCTTACGCAATGTAGTGCCGTCAGCATCAACGGGAACTTCTAACTCAACAAGATGCTGGAACCAACGAATCAGGTCGTTGGTTTTTGTGGAAAAAAATGGCTTTCCTCCACTATTGCCGCATCGATCTGCTCCCTCACCCAGGACAGGGTTGGGTCATTTACTAACTCATATGCTCTTTCAAAGGTGTATTCACCACCAAAGAACTCATCATCACTCCAACCAATAATACAGTTGGCAATCAGTTCAGCGCTTTGCTCTTCTGCTGCTTTCAGTTTTTCTGCTTGTGTCTTCTTGTCCTGCCCTGCTTGTTGGGCTCTATCCACCACTTCATAAAACTTATCTTTGAACTGCCGGCTATTCTTACCAACGATTGTAATGGTAACACCAAGACCTTCTTTGGTTGTTGGGTTCAAAAGTTCTAAATCAAATGGTTTTGCTGCGAAATCACGAATATTCATTGCTTTGTATCTCCATACAGTTATCGCCCCCATTCCAGGGGGCGTTTGTTATTACATTATATTACGCACGGGTGATGCGTAGGTTTGTGCCTTCTGCTGAATCATATAGTGCTGCGAATGGAATCGTCAACACAATAGAGCCAGTACCAGAAATGCTCTTTGATGCTCCATTATACTTCACATTTGGTAGGAAATATGTGTGGGT